AAAGTAAATTTACGATAATTGATGTCAGTTAATTTATTGTCTGTTCCTGTTTGTCCTTCCAAATCGTAAGGTGTTGTATCAAATACAGTCGCTCCCGATACAGTAAGACCACTTGCGTTTATTGATAAGTGGAAACCTTTAGTTACACCAACGGCTTCATTACCTTTATATTTTAACAAGTCAGTATCAAATCCCATTTGTGATGAAACGCCTAATGTTACTTTTCTTACTTTATCACCGTTTGTTGTAATAGCTGTACCGTCTGATTGATAACCAATAGTTTCACCTGCGGTGTAATATTTGGTTTTATAAAGTGAACTACCCAAAACTTTGTCAGTTTCAAATGCGGTGTTACTTGTATATCCTCTAAAACCTGCGGGAATTGCGTCTATTGGATGGTTCGGGTCTAACAATAACATGATGTATTTTGAACGAAGTTCGTATTCACCATCAGATGTACCAATTTTCTTACCAATATATCCTGGAAGGTCAGGATTCATAGAACATCTTGAATATTTTTCCAATACTACCATATTTTCATCGGTATCATTGAAATCACGTACAAGGACATCAAATTCTGATGTTTCCAAATTGATATTAGAAATTGTTACTTTAGTTTCATAGTTTCCTGATTCACCGTCAGAAATTGTAATAATTTCAAACAAATCGGCAACTTCAGTACCACGTACTTCAGAAACAACCATAGGTGAAATTGGGGTTTCCCATCTTTCAGCAAAAGTTCCTTTTTGTAAAGTACTATTATATTCAGTATTATATGCTAAATCTAAACTTAAACCTCTAATCCATCCTTGATTGTATGCATTTGATAAGAAACTTGTGTAGGTTTCATGTACATATACAGGGAAGTCTTTATTTGATTTATCATATACATCAGTACCTAATACTTTTGTAATATAGTTATTTGAAGATTTATCCAATGAACAAGTAAATGATTTTCCAACATTAGCTGTAAGACCTGTCACATTAACAATAAATTCACCGAATGGATTTATTGAAATATCTGATTCACTTGCTGCTGATAATGTAATTGAAGTGTTTCCTGTAAATTCATAATTCAAAGTTGAACCACTATATCTACCCCTTGATCTCAAAGCCGCAACAATAATGTCAGTATATTCAGTATTTTCAACAGCTGCATATTGATATCTTATAACATCAAATTGTGTTGTTCCTGTGTTCCAAGTAAAGATATATGAGTAAACTTTATCAATAACGTTACCTGTTTCATGGAAGAATACATTATACCATTCTTTTTCATTATTAGTGTCAGCATAATACTTACCTGTATATGGTGAAAGAAGTTCAGTTCCCGAACCAAGAGTTGTAATTTTACCAATTGTAAACCAATTTCCACTATGTCCTGTAACGGTAGTATAACCACTAAAGTTTTCTACAATATAATCAGTAATTGAAGTTCCATCAACAGATGTTTTACCTGACAATTCAGAATATAATGTACTACCTGTAATTCCAGATGTAGTAGGAATAAGTGCAACTGCACCATCGACAGTATAATCGTTTTCATCAACGATAACACCACCTAAAGTTTTTATACCATAAGTTTTATATGGTAAATAACCAGTTAATCCAAGAATTCTTGTAACAAAAAGTTGATTAGATTCTTGTAAATATGATTTAGCAACATATGGTAACTCATATTTAGGATTACCATTTCCATCTTTAGCTGGCGAAGTGTTCCCAAAGTAACGTCTAAACTCGTCATAATTAGGAATTAAAATAGGTTCAAATGCTGGACCTTTTAATGTTTCACCTACTAATCCCAATGTAGTTACTCCGACACTTTGTGCCACGAATGTTAAATCTTTCTCTGATGTGTAAACACCCGGAGAGACGAATACTCTATTTGAATCAGCCATGTAATATTTTTTTAGTTTTATTTTATTATTCTTATAAATATCTTTATTTTTACCAAAGATTTGATAGTCTTTAAGATAAAAGATAGATATTTATAGAAAACTATCTTTATTTATCTTTGATATGGAAACAAAATATAAAAATGTGAAAATTAGTGAGAAACACCACAACATTCTAAAAAAACATTGTGAGGACAATGGACTTAAAATCTATAAGATTTTGGAGAAATGGATCGACACCCATTGTAAGGTTAAAGAAAAGTCCAAAGATATGTACGGGGATTAATAAACGTAAGAAATACCCACAACTGAATTAATATATAACGGGGATAAAAATGTTATCTCATTTACTCCTGAAATTGTGTACCCAACGTTTTCTTCTTGAATAACACCATTTATACTAATATAAATTATACTTGTAAATGGATTTACCGTAGTGAAAATTAAACTATTGGTATATGGATAGAATTCAGTTTTAACGTTCAATACCTTACCGTAAATATCAATCAACATTTCCTTACTTGAACTTGATTTATAATAAACAATCGAAACTGTACTATTTAAAATAGGCGCAGTTGTAAAGGTTATTTTAGACGTTCCTGCAATATGGTAATAATTTACATCCCTTTCTTGTAATAGACCATTAATTTCAACATAAAACAATTGAGTAATAGGTTCACCAACACTAAACGTTGTTTTTACTCCGTCACCTGTAAAAGAAACTACCCTTAATTCAATTTCCTTATTAATGTACTTCTTTTTGAAATTATTAGTACCAATAAATTCGGTCATTAAAATAGCTCTATCAATCGCGGGTTTAACCTCAAATTCTTCGCTATCGATTATGTAACCCAAAAGTAAGAATTTATAAGTTTGGATATAGAATCTACGTCCTTCCAATGTTTCCATCGGTGAACTATCTGTTATGGTTTCAAGAATTATTGGAACATAATGACCTTTAATCGATGTATAGGCTTGCCTTGATGAAAATTTTTGTAAAACTTTTTTGTTGAATTTATTTAAGTCCCTAAATTTCGTACAAACTATTGTTACGTCAAATGAAATGTCAACCGCTACGGGTTGTGGTATTTTATATATATCGGCACCCATTTTTGTTCCGTTCCATGTTGGAACTGACGCATAATAAAACGACATTCTATCCGGAATAGTTCTTTGTGTTACAGGATTTGTACCTGGCTGAACTTCAGGTTTTCTAACAACCGCAATAAACGGTAATTTAACGTTTCCGTCATCATCTGAAAATTGCCAATTATTTGTGAATTCACCCCATCTTTGTAATGTTAAAATTTTTGGAATAATTGGGATTTGATCACCATCTGTTACTACAATAAAGTTTTCTTTAACAAAATCAAGCATACCCATATCAAGGTCGTCATGGTATAATGAATCGGGTAAATATGAATCCGATTTAGTAATCCTATCCAATAATGATTGTCTATTATCGGTAACATCTTTACCTAGCTCGGTAACTTTGTTATAAACGTTTATATTGTTTTTTCTTTTAGGTGTACTCATTTTATTTAAATATTAAGGATTATAAAAACTTTGAAGTATATCGGTATATTCAGGATGATAACCTAAAATTCTCCCAATATAATTACTATCCAATTTTCTTAAAAGTTCAGGTAAATATTTTACAAAAACAGGTATTGTTCTCTCATGATAATATACATACTTGTAGATATCATATGTGTCCCAAGTATCAAAAGCCTTTCTATAAAACTTAATAAAGAATGGTATTAAAGACTCATTTAAACTTATCAATTTTGTAAATTCATTAAAAACTAAATCATCAACAAAATCTTTATAATATGTGTGAACTAAATAGAATAGTTTATTATTTCTAAATACTTTTTCGTTACGCATCGTTTGGTCTTTAAAGAATTCATCCAATAACGGTTTTTCGTTATTAAGGTAAAAGTTAAATAAACTTGGATTTTTATCCATAGTATTTGATATAAATCTTTCTCTATTATATTCACTTAATTCCCTAAAAATAGGTCTAAAAGTGGGATAAGCTTTAATTAGATATTCAGGGTTATCTTCCAAGAAATATGTTAATCTTGATGCCGATTCAGCCATTTTATCCTTAAATTTGTCATAAAATGTTGGGAATAATTTAGGGTTAAAAGTAAAAATATCAAAGAATTGTGATTCAGATAACTTTCTAACGTCTTTAGAACTAACCTTTGATAAATAATCGGGAGAATACCTTAACAATAACGATAAAAATTTCTTTTCAAATAGTTTTGCATTATTCAAAATGGTGTGTCTAACTAATGGAAACCTTTCAACTAAACTATGAAGTCCATCAACTGACCCAAATTCATATAAATATTTAGGTGTTAGATATTTAGATATATCATCATATCTTGATTGATCAACAATACTTTCTTTAACATAATGATTAATACGGGGACTACGCATAACATAATCCATAACTAATTCGTTATTAAGAGCAAGTTCTTTCTTAGTCCTATCATCAACATTAAAAATGATTTTTTCAACATCTTCAGCCGACCTTATCTTTTTCATATTGGTATAGTTCTGTGAGGACGAATCGTTATATAGTTTTTCATTTTTACTATAAATGATACCTTGTGTGTCCCTATTGATATCTGAAAACAAATTAATAATTTCGTCTTTAAATTGGCTTGGAATTGAGCCGTAACTTCTTTCTTCAGGGAAAAAGATAATATCAGATTTATCCGCTTGATTAATGAACGGTTTAATTGCGATCCTACCTTTTGGGTTTTGTATATTTATGTCATTTCCATCAATTAAATAAACAACAAAACTACCTTCAGTAATATCACAACTAACATATCTTCTATTTGAACCGGTATCAAGATTCATACAACTTGTCCAATCTCTACCTGTTGACATACCTGCAATATCATAAGGGTGTTTTGAATATACCATGTAACCCGATGGATTACTTATAGCCCCTTTACTTTTATCGGTTGTGTATTTGGTTAATAGGTCTTCACGTTTTATTCTCATTAAAGCCTTACCAATTTTTGTATCCTGTCCTGTCCTTGTGTTGGTTACAATACCCAAATCATAATCCTTAATAGCAAATTCAT